TAATCTGTTTGTTTCTGCCGTTGAACATAGCTGCCTCATTGGCTTTCCCAAACTTAAATCTTATTTCTTCTTTCAAGCTATTGAATAGTCAGCCCACTGCATATTAAATATTAGTTTCTCTTCCTGTAGTTCATCAAGTTGTACACCAGTTTGCTCCACACAATGATGTAGTATCTCATGGGTAATAGTCTTATATATGTCTTCTAAATTTTCGTGGTTGTTCAGATATATTATACATCTGTGCGTTTCTTCATAATAAACTCCACGGTCCTCACCTGTCGCTTTGAAATCAACTGAACATCCCATACCATTCTAAAAGTTTATTAAATAATAAGTTTTTGTGTAGTTATGGCTACGCCTGTTACTAAGTTTCTTGACTGGTATGAGAGACATATGGCTAAAAGCCTCATAATTTCAGCCATTATATTATATGCCCAAATTCCACATTCCTGGTGGGCTCTGGAATGTGTGCTTGGTGGTGGTGTTTTACACAATCATGGTATGATTGTTGATTTCTTTCTATACGGTATAGATACATTAGAACTGATCCCAATTATTGGAGTTACACTCGCAATTGTGACTAAATTAAGACATAAAATTAAGTAAATTTATATAAGGTGTAATCAAGTAAAATCATGGCAGTAAAAGACGACCATGAGCCTAGATGGAATATTGTAAACAAGGTTTATAATAAGATAGACAAGACATTTGATACAGCGTTTGTGGATAACAAGTGTAGCTTTCTTGAAGTAGAAATTGTTATGTTAATGGTAACAGAGAAACTTTGTCAACAGAAACATGAGATGTATTCATTATACTTAAAACATAAGGAAGAAGATAAAGTAGAAGAGAAGTTAAAAGAAGATAAAGATGACCAGGACACAGCAAAAGATATCTATAAATAATTATAAATTTAATCCTGCACTCTTGAAAGAGTTAACAACCTCAAGATAACTATTCCTATCCTTTATTTCATCAAATAAGGTGGGGCATTCGACCAATAAAAGGTCAACAACGATACAGTCATGCCATTCTAACAGCTTTTTCTGAACAGTATCCCTCGCAGATTTTAAAACTCCGTCATGGTCTTTCCCCTGGACACGCACAGCAATCCTCCGTGTCGGGGTGAATACCATTATGTCTATCTTATGTTTCAGATAACTTTCTGATAGTGAGTCCTTATATTCGTCTGTAAGTATCCTTACAAGTGGGTATTGTGGTATTATCTTAGCATTTTTATAAATATCTTCTAGTATTAAAATAGCTGTGTCTTCCCCAGCACCTATTATATTTCCAAATTTATCTCTTCTCACACGTAATATAAACCATTCGGTTTTATAAGTGTTAGTACGAACCAGGTGCTACGCAATCGCATTCAGAACAACCTGTGTTTCCTTCATGTGAATTTTGTCCATGTCCACAAGTCTTACAAGCTCCACCTACTACAATGTGATGATCTTCATGAGGCATATCATTTCGTTATATTGATTAGTATTTAAGTATTATACTCTCTCATCTCAACAACCCACTTCTTACCATACTTAACATTTATAACTAATACCTTTAAGTTCTTCTTATCTGATAGGAAGTCTTCTATAGGCTTCTTACCAGCCCACGCGTTTGTCTTAATCTGTATAAGGATAATATTACCATCTGTGTCAAAGCATATGCCGTCAAAGAGATTCCATAGGTCCAATGCCCTATACCATTCTCCAGTATTATATATCAGGTCATGTCTTTTAGTGTGAGGTTTTAACCATATATCATCGTAACCATTATTCAATAACCATAGAACTGCCTTTCTATTACTAACTCTCATTCTTTGCCTATTATTCACACCCTTATTCAAGGCATGTAATTTATATAGGTTATTCTTTTACGTCTGATATTCCACACTCATCTAGGGCAAAAGGAGCGTCACCCTGAGGGTGTTCTGGAGAATCTACCATTCGTGCTATTCTTTTTCTACCTGATTTCTTAAAGTACATTCTATATGTGCTCGCATGACCTACTACATTACCACCTATTGGCTTTGTAGGATCTCCAAACATCATGCCTGGGTCTGATAGCACTTGGTTTGTGAATAGAACAGTACATCTAAAGTAAAATGATATATTCTTTATATGTGTCATTAGTCTTGCTATCTGATTCTGTCTGTCAGCCAGGGTTCCTCTTCCGAGATATTCCTCCCTAAACTGTCCTATTGCACCATCAAGAACCACCAGTCTTGGTTTCTTTTTCTCCATTATATCTGAGAGAGCATTTATAGTTCCCATTAACTGTTCTGTGTTTGGTGTATAAAGATAGTCTATATTTTCCAAGTATTTTTCAAGTGATTCATCATCTATACTATATGCGTCTCCATTGGCATCTATTCTTGCTTTAAGTATCTCTAATACTCTTGATGGTCTGAACGTATCCTCACAATCAATCCAAACAACATTCTTATCCTGGGCTATAGCTTCGACTACCAATGATAGACAAAACTGTGTCTTTCCAGAGCCAAATTCCCCATATACTTCATACACACATTCTGGCTTTAGACCACCAGTCATTAGTTTGTCAATTGCTTCACATTTTGAAGATAGTAACTCCATGTCCTTATGATAGTTTAGAAGATCTATTGTTGACATATCAGTCTTTCGTATCATATTATTTTCTTCAAGAATTTTTTGTGCGTTGAACACCCACTGGTCTGACTTTGCTTTCGCAGTTCCTGTTATCTCTGCTACTTCCTTTGACCCTCTAATACATATGTCTATTAGTGATTTTACGCCAAAGGCTTCTAGTTTCTTTACTGTCACTGGTCCAACGCCCTCTAATTGATCTATACCAAGATCCATTATAATTTCTTCCTCCATGTTCCGTTTGTATTCATTCTTACTATGCAGTTCTTATCCCAATTATCAAATATTTTCTTCGATCCTATTTCATCATAACTATCTGTTTCTGTCAGCATTCTAAGGAATTTTGGTAGCATAACATCTCCATTTGGGTCGGCAGATTCAGCCCACACTCTATTTGCAACCTGTTCTTTGCTTTCCTTTCCTGTAATACCTGTCAACATTGACTGGTCAAATCTACCCTTGTCCATGTCAAGACCAAATGTCCTAAACATATCTGTGAGTATATCTCTTACCTCTCTTACGTCCTCTATATCTGCTTCTGGTTTGAATAACAGTTTGGCGTGTGCCAATGACAGTCTTATCAGTGCTTCCAACTGTCTTGTTCCTATTGCTAATGCCGATTCATCTTGCTTTGACAATTCTCTCATTTTTTCATATATTTTTAACACTTCTCTTCTTGTTTCGTTAGAGAGTTTTGGTTTCTGCTCCCTCACATAGTTAATATATGCCATTAGTTCTTTAGGAGTGAACATTGGTTTCTCTATTTTTTTATCGTCAGTATATGTGTCTAATATATGGTTTGCCTTTGCCATGTCTAGACTTGCATCAACTTTGTCCTTTATTAACCATATCAAGTCAAACCTTGACAATAAGGCAGGGGGTACATTGATATTTTCGCCCAAAGACTCCTTTGCGTCATACTTTCCGAACTTTGGATTTGCTGCTGCAAGTATGCTAGTCTTTGCTGGTAATGTGAGATTGATACCAGCTACAGCCCTGGATACTGTCTGCTGTTCCATGGCTTCATGCATTGAACTACGGTCAAGTTTATTCATCTTGTCAAATTCGTCAATAAACGCAAAGCCACCAGAACATAATGGTAATACACCTGCTTGTGCTATCATAGTTCCGTCTGCCAGTTTAACCATTCCTATTGTAAGTCCTGCTGCTGATGTTCCTTTACCACTTGTGTATATTGATGTTTGTGTTACCTTCTTGCCAAATTTTAGCAGTTCTGACTTTGCCATACTTGGATCTCCTACCAGGAGAATGTTAATGTCTCCCCGTCTTTTACCATTAACACCCCCAGCTAGTTGTAATAATAATGATTCTTTTATCTCACTATATCCATAGATATGAGGTGCAAAACTACGAACAACCTTCTCCAGGAATTGTGGATCTTTTGCTTTTTCTTTTAGTTTTTTTATCTCTTCTGCTGTTGGTTTTACTAGTCTTACATCATCTAAATCTTCTATATATACCACATCTATTATTACACTATGTTCTGTTTTTTTAGGGTCAAATATAGTCTTAAACAAGCCTGTTATTCTTTTCTTTTGACCTACAAACGCAGTACCAACATTGTCTCCTTTTATCTTGCCTATGAATAATACAGGAGAATTCTTTATTGATTCCTCAAGTGGTTCTTGTAAGAATACTGTCTGTATGTATTCTGTAATAAGTGTATCTGTATCTGGTGTCATTCTGGATTCCCTACATCCAGAGTTAGAACAGAACTCTGTTGGTATGTTTCTGTTATAGTCACAAACCACAGAAAAACCAAACCCACATTTTGGACATACCAACTTACATTCCTTTAT